AAAATACTCAGAGCACCGGCGCGAAGATTATATCACTAAACTAATAGACTGCGATTACCATGAAGAACTCATCGGGCCGCAATGGATGCTTTTCATTGAACAAACGTTCAGCGCGTTGGCTTCATGGGTGCAGAAAGCTGTTGGCTATTCATTCACTGGCATCACAAGCGAGAAAGTTGTGTTCCTACTTCTTGGCCCAACAGATACGGGTAAGACTACATTCCTGACAACACTGAAAACAATCTTTGCCGACTATTCTTCAATGATGCAAATCGACACTCTCATGTGGAGTAAAAATGAAGATAACAACACAAGCGCTGACCTCGCCGATCTTCGAGGCGCTCGCTTTGTCGTCACAAGCGAAACGGAAGAAGGTCAACGGCTCCGTGAAGGCAAACTTAAACGCATCACTCAAGGCATGGGAGAAATCCGTTCAGCACGCAAATATGAAAATCCAATTACATTCCCGGAAACCCACAAGCTGTGGATTGATGCAAACTACGCACCTGCGATTCGTGGCGTTGATGATGCTATATGGAAGCGACTTCTCCCTATTCCATGCAGGCATAAACCGGAAAAGCGCGACCTTGAATTAGCCAATAAACTATTACAAGAATCTGAAGCCATTGCGAGCTGGCTTGTAGCCGGAGCTTTACGCTGGCAACGGGAAGGGCTTGAGCGGCCTGGTAGTATCGAAGAAACGCGCGATTCGTGGAAATCGAACATGGACTTACTTGGAGAATTTATCACTGATTGTTGCGTAGAAGGAGAAGGGGAATCCTGTGCCGCTTCTGAACTTTACTCAACTTTTCAAGATTGGTCAAAAAAACAAGGCTATCAACACCCTATGACACAGACCGCTTTCGGTACGCGATTAGCAGATCGCGGCTTTGGAAAGAAGCTCGATGCGCGAAGTAGAAGGAAGATTTACGACGGTCTGAGGCTCCGTTTGATCGGCGACTGCTAGCTCTCCCAAGAGGTGCGAAGGGGTTGTGCGAAGGGGTTTTTATTGATTTTAAAGGACTTATAAAAAGTAGTCTAAACTTTTTCCTATATATCTCTCGCATGGAAAAAGTTTAGTTGAACTAGTTCAACCCCTTCGCACGGTAAAAAGTCAATAAATTCTCTTGACTTTGCGTTTCAAAATAGCGTTTACTCGCTCTCATACGTGACTCTTCGCCTCCAACGCGAAGCAACTGCCCCACCCCAAGCGGGTGGCGAGAAGAGAGACTCGTCACCCCAAGCGGGTGGCGAGAAGAGAGACTCGTCACCCGCATCATTCTTAGAGCCTCTATGACATGCGCGATCCTCGACAGAAGATTTTCGTTCGTGAATATGTTCAAGATTTTAATGCAACGCGAGCTTATATCGCCGCCGGTTATAGCGAGCAAGGGGCGCGAGCTGGTGCATCGAGGCTGTTAGCGAATGTTAACGTTCAACAAGAAGTCGCCAAGTTACTTGAGTCGCTTTGTAAGGAACTGGCAATCACGAAAGATCGCGTACTCCGTGAGACCGCTCTTCTCGCTTTTAGTAACATGGAAGATTTTATCCGCGTACAGGATGGTGATGCATACGTTGATTTCTCTAATCTTGATCGGGATAAAGCCGCTGCAATCCAAGAGGTCACTGTCGAGGAATACAGCGAGGGGCGCGGGAAAGAGAAACGCGATATTAAGCGTACGAAGTTCAGATTGGCGAGTAAACGCGAAGCGCTTGAGCTTCTCGGTAAGCATCTTTCTCTTTTCCGTGATCGCGTCGAGCATGTTGGCGAAGGCGGCGGTCCCATCGCCCATACAATTCGTTTCGGCGACGGAAGCGCCCCGCCAAATGAACGTTGATGTCTGGTTCCCTCCGAAGCTGAAATTCCTTTTTCAACCCTCACGTTACAAAGTCGCATACGGTGGCCGTGGCTCTGCAAAGTCTTGGTCTATTGCGCGCGCGCTTCTTCTTATTGGTAAGCAACCCGATCTTCTTTGGCCTGGTTGGTCGAAGCAGTACGGTAATGAAGGCATTCGTGTGCTTTGTTATCGCGAGACGATGAGGAGCATTGAAGAATCTGTGCATCAACTTCTCACTGACCAAATCCGATTAATGCACTTAAGCGACTTTTACCGCGTCCAGCAAAAGAACATCATCGGCAATAACGGTACAGAGTTCTTCTTTGCCGGTGTGCGGCAGAGCGTCGACAACTTAAAGTCCTACGAAGGCGTCAACATCGCGTGGGGCTCGCAGTCTGAAGCGATGAGTAAGCGTTCGCTGAACGTAGTGTTCCCAACGATACGCCGTGATATTTTCGTCGAGGGCCGCAAGTACGATAGCGAGCTTTGGTTTGATTTCAATCCCGAGTTTGAAGACGACGAAGTTTATAAGCTCTTTGCTATCGAGCAGAATCGCCCGCAAGATTCTCAGGTCTCGTTTATCAACTGGCACGATAACCCATTCTTCCCCGACGTGTTGCGCAAAGAGCGCGAAGACTTATTGCGCCGCGACCCGGACGAATGCCAGCACATCTACGAAGGCACGACGCGAAGCACAGTAGAAGGCGCTATCTATAAGAAAGAACTTCAAGCCGCCGAAACTGGAGGGCGGCTAACGGGGCGTGTACCGTATGACCCAACAAAGCCAGTTGATACGTTTTGGGATATCGGCCCGGCGCATACTCGCATCTGGCTTGCGCAATCGTTTCCGATGGAATACAGAATTGTTGATTACATTGCCGGGGAACTGGAGTCGCTTGCATTTTATGTCAAGCAACTCCAAGAACGACAATATCATTACGGAATGCATACGTTGCCTTGGGACGGCGCTGCGCGAGAGTTAGGCAGCGGAAAGAGTATTCAAGAGCAGCTATGGAGTGTATTTGGTAAAGACCGTGTGCGTTGCGCGCGGCAATTAAGTGTAGAAGATGGCATTGCGGCGGTACGGGCGATCTTCCCGAAGTGTTACTTCGACAGTGAGCGCTGTAACTTCACGCTACCTGTTACGAAGCAGATTGTTGGTATTCGCGGCTTGCGCTGTTATCAGTATGAGTTCGACAAAGATTTGCGAACGTATTCGCGCAAACCGTTACACGATTGGGCTTCGCATGATGCGGATGCGTTTCGCACACTTGCGGTAACGATACGCGAACAGAAGCAAGAGCGGCCTAAGCCGCAGCCGTCGAGAGTAGCGGCGGGAATAAGGTGGGGATGAAACGTTCTAAGCGCAGCGTAGTTCGTTCGAAGCAGCCGGTTAAATTGTCAGCGGCAAGCGCGGCGCGTATTAGGGCGAAGGCGAATCGGGTGGTAGCAGGAGGAAAGTAAATGGCACACGGCGCACGAGTTCAAGAAGCAGCGACAGCAGCTCCAGCAGAAAAGAAGATGCCGAAAATCTTGCATCATATTGAGCTTACTGCCGCGCAGAATGGCGGCGCGATGGCCGAGCATTCGTTTACGCACTACGAGCATAAGCCGGAAGTACACGTCTTTGGCGCTAATGAAGGCCATAAGCTCGCAGCGCATATCGAGAAACATCTTGGGATTAAGATGCCGGGCCGCGCGGAAGGGACGATAGCGTCGCCAAGCGACGGAGAAGCTGGTAAAGAATGATTCTGCCCGCTGGAAGAACCGGCAGAGCGAGCGCTGACGGCGGACGCGGCAATCATGACGCCACTCAGATAGCTAGTGAGTGCTTACCTAAGCCGAGGCTGGTCGTCCCAGAAGAGCACGGCGGGACGGAACGCTCGCAAAGTTTCAAGAGTCCTTTTTTGGAAGAAGTTCGGTTGTGGTACTTGCAAAAGGAGAAATGAGATGGACGCAGAATTCAAGGGCAGTTCCGAGCACGCTGCGCAGCACGCACATGGAGTACAGCATCGAGTCGAGCCGCCAGCGCCGCAGACAATCGAGCAGCGCGTCGCGGCGCTCGAAGCAAAAGTGGCGAAGCTCGAAGCGGAGAAGGAACCGCTAGACGCGGTAGCGAAGCGTTAAATGTCTCAACACCCACTAGAGCCGAGCGACTTTCTTCTTCAGATGCAGCATCACTGGAACGAAGAACTCAAGCATCTTCGTGGGCAAGCTCCGCTCTGGCGTTGTTTCGACTGCAAGCGCAAGATTCCGCGCGAAGAGTTGCCGCTACATTGCGTTGAGTGTAGCGGCCCAGACTTGAAAGGAAAGAAAATCGGCTACAAGCATCTCAAGATTCGGCAGCACGCGATGATTTGTATTAAGTGTGTCGATAAGCACGATCACTTAAGGAAGATGGTTACTGACTTTCAGTTTCAAGTCTATGCGCGCGGGCTGGAGAAGAGAGCGATGCAAGCGGCGAATTGCACGACGAAGAGCGGAATCGAATTACCGGGTGGCGTGAATGCCAATTAAGCATAGAAAAGAAGACATTGTTTATCTCGCAGGTATTCTTGATGGCGAGGGATGTTTTTCTATTGCGCGATGCAGGACTTCTTACGTCCCTAGAATTTTAGTTCTGAATACGAACATAAAGCTTGTTCGATGGTTGAAGAGGACGTTTGGAGGAGATGTTTATAAGAGTCGCGTATCTTCCAATCCCACATGGAAACCTCGCTATATGTGGCGATTAAGTCATGCTCGTGCGTTAGAGCTTGCAGAAAAAGTATGGTTTTATTTGAAGTTGAAGACGAAGCTTGCTGGTTATTTTGTTGTTTGGTCTGTCGTGCAAGAACTTTACAAACCTTATGAGCGCAAGCCGTGGTATCGCACACTTCAATCGCTTATTCGGCAAGCAAATAGAAAAGGAGTTCGTCTTGCCTTGGACGCGCAAGCAAGTTAAAAAACTTTTGTCAAGCGGTTCACCGCTTAGTGAGCAGCAGAAAAACAAGATGAAGGTTGAATTGCATGCAAATCCTGCAATGGGTCACAAGAAGAAAGGCAGTAAAGCAATGAAACGAAGTGGCCAGCGTAGCGTGAGGCGTGGGAATCAGCATTTTGAAAGCGAGACGCATAGTTATCATTATTAGTCATGCCTGAAACCAATTCCAACTCGCCAATCCTTAAAGAAATCAGGGAGAACTATACTTCCTTTGAGGAAGCCTGGCGCCCTATCCGCGAAGAGGGCGACAAGGATATGCTTGCTGTTGGCGGCGATCCGTGGGAAGCGAAAGAACGCGAATTTCGGGATAAGTACGACCGCCCGGTAATGACATGGGATGAACTATCGCCGTATGTGAATCAGCTCGTAAACGACCCGCGTCAGAATAAGCGCGCAATTAAGATTAATCCGCGTGGCGCCGGAGCGACGAACGTAACAGCGCAGTTGCGAGAAGATAAGATGCGTGAGATTCAGTATAATTCGCGCGCACAGAGTGCATTTACGACAGCGTTTCAAGGCGCTGCGGAGCGCAGCTTCGGCTGGTTTGGCATCAATTCGCGGCTAGTCGCTGATGGGCTGACGGAGGAACAATACAGCGAGTTAGTAGCATCATCGCCAGAAAAACTCTTCGAGCAAGAACTCTATATTTATCGCATTCCAAATCCGAACAGCGTACTTCCTAATCCAGCCTTCAAGGAGCAAGACGCTTCCGATATGACGGAATGTTTCGTCGAGGAGCGTATCCAGCGTAGTGAGTTTAAGCGGCGATGGAAGAACGCTCGCTATACGGATTGGCAAGGAAGCTACGCCGAAGAAGCCCCCGGCTGGCAGCAAGAGAAGATTGTTCGCGTCGCAGCGTATTACAAAGCAATCATTAAGAAGAAGAAATTGTACTTGCTTGATGGATTGAAGAACGTCGAAGACCGCGCGGCACTTTACGGCGACGAACTTCCTGGCGGTGAAGATAAGTGGCTCGCCGACGAGAAGAACAAGAAGCGCATTCGGCGTGATCGCACTATCGAAACGCGGCGCATCAAACAGTATTGGACGAACGGGCTTGAGATTCTCGAAGAGAGCGATGAAATACCGATTCGCTGGATTCCTCTCGTACTTGTCGCCGGTAAAGAGATGTGGATTGACGAAGGCAGCGGTGCGAAGCGCCGACTGCTATCGCTGATTCGGCTAGCGCGTGATCCTTACATGGCGTATTGCTACATCCGGTCTTCAGAAGCAGAAGAAGCGGGTATGGCTCCGAAGTCGCCAGTGCAAGGTTATACGGGGCAATTTGAAACGGACCGCGACGCATGGGAGAACTTGAACAAGATTCCGCGTCCGTTTATTCAAGTCGATCCTGTTACGGACCCAACGGACCCGAACAAATTACTGCCGTTACCAAGCCGCCCGCAATTCCAGCCGAACTTTCAATCTTATGAGGTATTCGCCGAAGCCGCGCGGCGCGCGATTCGTACGGCATGCGGTGGAAGTAATCTCCCCGAAGCAGCGCAACGCGTAAACGAAAAGTCCGGCGTTGCACTGAAAGAAATCGAGTCGAACGAAGATCGCGGAACGTTCCACTTCATCGATAACTTCAATTTCTCGCTCGAACACGCTGGCCGCATCATCGATGCTTGGTTCCCATACGTTTACGATACGAAGCGCGATATTGCGATTATGAAAGCCGATGGCGAGTTCAAGACGCTAACGATTAACGACGAAACGTATATAGAGAAAGGAAAAGATGGGCAAGCGGTACAACAGCATTACGATGCCGTGACCGGCGATCATGGTGTTACGGTATCGACCGGCAAGGATTCCGCTTCACAGCGCGACGAAGTAAAAGACTTACTCCAAGGCGTGATGGGTGAACTTCAGCAGATTGCGGCGATAGCGCCTCCAGGTGCGGCGGCGAAGCTCTTAGCGTTGAATATCCGTCTCGCGGCGCTCGGACCTCTTGGCGATGAGATGGCGGATACGCTCGACCCGCCGGACTCTCAGAAGCAGCAAGGCGCGGCGCTTCAAAAAGCGCAGCAAGAAGCGCAAATGCAGCAGAAAGTTATCGTCGAGATGCAGCAAGAGCTTGAGAAGTTGAAGCTCGAAAAAGCCGGAAAGGTTATCGATAACGAGTACGCGATGAAAATGCACCAGCTTGATATGGACGTTAAGGTGCTAATTGCGGAAGTTCAGACAAAAGCGCAGGACATGAATCAGCGCATGGAAACGTTCATGGCGTTCTGGAAAGAGAATCACGGTGCTGCGCATGAACTTGGAATGCAGCAAGAGCAGCACGGGCACGAAAAGGAATTAGCGGCGCAAGCGGCTGCGCTACAGCCGCAAGATCAAGGAGCAAGTGATGGCAACGCAAACACCGGCGGTGAATAATCCGCCGCAACACAAAGAAGTCGAGCATTTCAGCGACGCGGAGCGTACGGAGTGGCTCAAGACGGGCAAGATGCCTGCGCTTGAAGCTCCCGCTGATGATAAAAAAGTTTCGCCGTCAGACGATAAGTCGAAAGACGCCTCGGCAGCGTCTACACCTGCCTCCGAAGATGGGGGAGAGAAGTCCGGGTCAGGGCCGGGCAAAAAAGCACGTACTCAAGACGAGAACTGGCGAACGCTTGAAGCTGAGCGTAATACAGCGCGGGAAAAGCTAGAAGCTGCCGAGAAAGAACTTGAAGAATTCCGCACTGGAAAGAAAAAGCCAGAAGAAAAGAAAGTCGAAGCGGATGCCGGACCGAAACTCCTCGAACTCCCGAAACGCCCGTCGATGGCGCAGTTCCGCGACGCCGCTGGCGCTTTGGATTACGAGAAGTATGAAGCGGCGCTCGACAAATACGAAACCGACAAGGAAGCCTACACGAATCAGCAGGTTCAGATTCGTACTGCTGCTCAACAGCAAGAACAATCGATCAAGACTTGGCAAGCTGAGCTAAAAACGAAGTACGGGGAGAAAGCTGACGGAATCGACGTAAAGAAAACTGTGGACGCGCTTGCAGGAACACTCCAAGCGGCTCCGGCGTTCTTCATGTTCTTGAACGATTCCGAGGTTTTCACCGATCTCGTTTACGTACTCGGTACTGACCCGAAGCTTGACGAATTGCTTGCAGAAGCGAAAGACCCGAAAACCGTAACGCGGGCGATTCGCAAGCTAGTTGCGCTCGAAGCTGGCGTGAAGGCGGAATTGTCTAAGCAGGTAAAAAAAGAAGAGCCTGTTAAAAAAGAAAATCTAACGAAAGCTGGCAAGCCTCCCGTTGAAGCTGGCGGCGGTTCGTCATCCCCCGAGGATGACGGTTCCGCCGATGCCGCATGGCGGCGTAAGGACTTGTCGCCTTCCGAGCGTGGTGAGCTTTATCGTGAGCGCAAGAATAAAGAAGATCGCGAAAAGCGGAAAAAGAAAGTCAACTGAAAACGACCGAGCGAATTTAAGCGGCATGCTACCGCTAGAGAGTAGAAACGACAATGGCAGAAGGCCAATATGTATTTCCCGATTGGGTGGCCGAGGAAGCTCTCCGTTTGCTGATCAACATGCTGGAAGTTTGCCAGTATATGAATACTTCCGACAACAAGGAATTCGAGAAGGAATTCCCTGTTGGCGAAGTTATTCGCAAGAAACTTCCGCAGCGCTTTTTGATTCGCGACGGCTTGGGCTATTCTCCGCAACCGATCAACCGCATCAATACGACAGTCGCGTGCAACCAGATTTTCGGCGTTGACTTCGAGTTTGACGACTTCGAGGAAGCTCTGCTTATGGAGCGCTCGAAAGAGGAAATCTCGGAGCAGTATCTGCGCCCAGCGATGGAGCAGATAGCGCAGGAAATGGACACGCGCGCTGCGCTATTCGCGTATCAAAACGCTAATAACATCGTTGGCGCGCTCGGGACCGATCCGAATTCAGCGACAACGTTCATGCAAGCGCGGCAACGCCTCAAGAACTTGGCCGGTGCGACTCGCGGCAGTGATAACGCGCTGATCGTTCCGTCGAGCGTCTATACGGCGTTGGTTCCAGTCCTTCAAGCGCTATTGAATCCGTCCGATGAAATCAGCGAACAGTACAAGGAAGGCTCTCTTGGCCGTCTTTGGAACTTCGACTGGTACGAATCGGAATCGCTTTTCCGCCATACGGCGGGAACGTGGGCGGCTGGCGTTACGCTTACAGTCGCAAGCGCTGGAGGGACGCAGCTTCAGATTACGGCGACGGCTGGCGATACGTTCAACGTCGGCGACGTAATCGGAATCGCAAACGTCAACCTTGTCAACCCGATGACACGCCGTGTCGTTACGACGGTTCAGAAAACCTTCACTGTTACGTCTCCACTTGTCGCAGTTGGCGGTGGCGGGGACTTGCTGAACATTTCACCGGCTATTTTCCTACCCGGTTCGCAGTATCAGAACGTTGATTCGACGCCCGCTGCTGGCGCTGCGTTAACGCTATTTCCTGGCACTGCGGCTCCGAACGGGAAAGTCGGCGCTCAAGGCTTGTGGCTCAACAAAGATGCTTACGCGATGGTTGGCTTGAAACTCCAATCTCCGAAAGCAACGGAGTTGACTTCACAAGCACGCGACAAAAAGACGGGCATCCCGGTTCGATTCGTCAGGATGTATTCACCGACGGAAAAGAAGATGACGAATAGTTGGGATACGCTAATCGGCTTCGGCCAGTATTACGCCGATAGCTGCGCTGGGAGGGTGCTCTGTGGTTAAGGAGCTAACGAACATGAAGAACTATCTTAAACTCGCAGTTCTCGCAGTTTTGCTTGCCGCTTGTGGAGTGACAGCCCAAGCGCAGCAGAACTTCCTTGGGCAGACAACGCTTTCCGCCGCCGTAGCCGGTCAGTATCTTGGGCCGGGCTCGACGGGAAACGTTCCTGCTCCGACGATTATCACCGTTACGTCGGCAACGAGTATCGTTGGCGCTAACCCGCTTCTTGCGATTACAGCAGGGCAGCCGAACTTTCAAACTGCGCTGTTCGTTGATCGCGAAGAGATGCTTGTCATCGGCGTAAACGGTACGGCGCTAACCGTTGTGCGCGGCATCAACTCGACTGTAGCGACGCCGCACTCAAACGGTGCGATGGTACTCTTCGGGCCACCGCGTTTTTTCTACGTTCAAGACCCTGGCAGTAGCGGAATTGGAGGCTCTGCTTCCACTTCCAATGTGCCATGCATCTTGAATAACGTTGTTGTTTCGCCGTGGGTAAATATCCGTAACGGCACGCAGTGGTATTGCAATGCAGCTTCACTGGTTTGGACGCCGGGATTCAATAATCCCGCGCTTCCGCTCGGTGCTTCGCAAGCTACTGTTGCGAGCGTTGCTGGTGCTACGAACGTTGGCGGGCCGGTATTCAAGATTTCCGGTGCGAACGCGATTACATCGTGGACGTTCACCGGGAACCAGAATATCGGTGTTGCTGGAGCCGCAACGGTTAATTCACAAACGGCGCAATTCTGCGTTATTCCTACGGGTGCTTACACGACTACGGCGACGAATAACATCGGAGCCGCCACTACGGCAGTTGTTGGCATTATGCAATGCTGGCAGTGGAACGGACCTGACGGGAAGTGGTATCCGAGCCGTTAAACAATTCAACAGGGGGAGGGTCTGTTTCCGACCTCCCCTCACCTTTTCATTGAAAGGAAATAGAATATGTCTTCAGTAGGCGCGCCGCTCGTTACGAAATTCGGAGCATTCACGAAAGATGCGATGGATCAGATTCTTTCAGGGTTCACGTTTCAAGGTTTATTTCAAGAGTTTTCACAGACTCTTATCGTAGCTTTCGCTGGAGGTGGGCAAGCAAATGCTACGCAGATCACCGGCCAGACAGCGAAAGTAACTACGGTCGCTACTGCCGGAGATTCCGTTAAATTACCGCCCGCCGCGCCTGGATTAGATATTATGCTCATTAATCGCGGTGCGAATCCAATGCAGGTATTTGGTTCCGGTGCAGATGTTATCGATGGTCAAGCGGCGGCTGTTGGCGTCAGCCAGATGCAGAATTCTGTCTGCATCTATGTCAGTACATTCGCAGGTTTCTGGGAAACGGAAGGGCTTGCAACCGGTTTCGGCGGGCCTGGCCTTCAAACTCTTTCTTCGCAAGATAACTTGGTCGCAAAAGCGGGTGGTGGGCAGGGCGGTGGCCCGGCGATCAACCGGATGATGAATACGGTCGCCATCGTAGCTACGGCAGCTGATTCTATTACTTTGCCGGCGTCTTACGTCGGTGGGCAAATCACCGTTATTAACAGGGCCGCGGCTAACTCAATGAATGTGTTCCCCGCAGTAGGGGAAAACATCAACCTGCTTGCCGCAAACACTGCTATCGCTGTGCCTGCTGGCACGATGCTAATTTTCAATTGCACGACCGCCGGAACGTGGTTTACAAAATAAGGAGATAGGCATGGCAAAGAAAAAGCGTCTCAGCATCAAAGAATGCAAGCAGCAATTCCCGGAAGCGTTCCAGGACGCGAACGGAAAAGCCGACAAGCGCATCGATGAGAATATGGAACGCATCATGTGCCATATGATCAACGAAGGCGAAGCGCCGTTCGATGCGAAGCTCAAGGCGCTATGCATCGCAAAGTCGCCGGACCATTTCCAGCAAGTTCCGCCTGCGGGAGCATGGCCGAAACTCGTCTATCACGAAAGCGGCTCGATGAAAAGCGTCGAAGACGAGGAAGAGTACGGCGAGCTGATGAAGCAGAAGGGTTGGACGGCAAAGCCAACTCAGAAGCATATCGACAAGCTGCAACGTGGTGCAGTCCCGCGCGACGAGAACATTAAGCGGCTGGAGCGCGAACTCGCGGCGGAATTGAAGCAGAAGCAGGAAGAACAAGCTCAGACAGTAGCGGCGTAAAGGGAGCGCTCTGAATGCCGGTACTTCCTCCACAAGTGCCCGTAGTTGCAGGGTCGTACTTAGCCCCTGGAGGCACGGGTTCGTTCAAACTGCTCGATCTTTGTAAGATGGCAATGGTAAAGATTGGCGCTATTGACCCCGCGGATATACCGGAGGCGGCGGAGGCCGCCGATGTTCAAGCGCAAGCGAATATCTTAATTGATTCGTGGAATGCTGCGAGAGCTTACGTTTGGGCTAATACGTTTTTCGTTGGTAAGTTAACGCCGAACCTTCAGCCGCATTTAATTGGGCCTACGGGTACGGCGAATTTCAACCAAGCGGCTGGAATCCTTCAGCGCCCGGTAAAGATTCTTGACGCGAATATTCTACTTAATGCGCTTGCCGCCGCTCCGTGGATTGGGCAGACAACGGTACGCTTAAAAGTTACAGTCCATCAGGATAAAGGCAAGTGGTGGTCAAGGAAAGCCGCTCCGGGAGTACAAAGCGTCACGCCAACGGATATGTACTACGAAGAAGATTACCCGAACGGCTCGATGTTTATGTGGGTTGTTCCGACCGTAGCATATCCGCTTGAACTGTTAGTGCAAACGCTGCTTAGTCAGTATCAGCTTGCGGATAGTGTCCAGCTTCCTCAAGGCGGAACGATGGCGTTCGTCTATTCGCTCGCAGAAATGATAGCGCCGGACTTCGATCTTCCGTGGACGGCGAACCTAGAACAGCTTAAGCGCGCAGCGCTAAGGCGGTTTACGGTGCTAAATATCACTTCGCCAGTAGCAGGGACGCGGGATGCTGGAATACCTGGAGGACGAGGTAGCGGGAAGAGAAGTGATTACAATTATCGGTCGAAGCAGACAAATGACTAAGAGTGTTGAACGATGAGCAGAATCGGCTTTTGCGGCGGAACATACACTTCGCAGTCCGTTAACGCGGACGCGCAGGAGTGTATTAATTTGCTCCCAGAGAAAGTCGAAAGCGAGATGGGCGTATCCGCGATGACGCTCTATTCGACTCCCGGTCTTTCGCAATTCAACAATCCTGGCGGGAATCAAGTACGCGGGAATTATACGATCACGACGGGGCCAAGCGCCGGGAGAACGTTCAAAGTAGTTGATGCTACGCTCTATGAAGAGCTTGCGAATGGAAACGTAACCGCTATCGGGAATGTTGGAAACGATGGTAGCTTCGTAAGTTTCGCGGCTTGTCCTCAGCAACTTGCTATCGTAAGCGCGGGGAATCTATATTCCTACCAACTTGCGACACAGCAAGTTCCGAATATAGTTGCTGGAACGTTTACGGGTCTAGTAGCAGGACCGTGGCAGCCTGCGACAGTAACGGAGATTGCTTTTATTGACAGTTTCTTCTTCCTGCTCGTTGCTTCGTCGCAAACTGTATATTCCTCGAACTCTTTTGATGCGACCGCTACGGGATGGTCCGCGCTTCAAATCAAAATAATCAATACATATGCCGATAACGTCATTGGCATGATTGCCGACCATCGGTTCCTGTGGATGTTTGGCGCGAAGCAAACAGAATCGGACTATGACATTGGCGGCTTTCCTTTTCCGTTAGCGCCAATGCCTAGCGGTTTCGCAGAGCAAGGCTGCGCTGCTCCGCTTGCTATCAGTCAGCTAGATAATGCGATTTTCTTGTGGGGAGCGAGGAACGATCAAGGGCAAGGAATCGCTTATCGGACGAGCGGCGCTACTTTTCAGCGTATTTCGACGCATGCTATAGAAACGATGGTGCAACAGTTCCCAAGGATTTCCGATGCCATTTCTTTTGCGTATCAGGAGAATGGTCATTCGATTTGGAGAACTACTTTTCCTTCCGCGCAAGTAACGTTAGCGTACGACGTATCGACGGGGCTCTGGCATAAATGCGGTTTCTGGAATCAGCGCATCGGAGCTTATCAAGCAGCGCTCCCGATTTGCCATACGTTCAATTTTGGGAAGCATTTGGTTGGAGATCGTCAGAGTGGACGAACGTATCAAATGTCATCCCCTGTTCAAGCTGGAGGCGGGTGGAATTTTGTTACTGACAATGGCGCTCCGATTCGCCGTTTGCGCCGCGCGCCGCATATCAATGTCGAGCATCAATGGATGCGCTACAACGAATTGGAGGTTTATCTGGAAACGGGGCTTGGGCCAGAACCGCCGCTGCTCGATGGGGCTGGAAATGCTCGCGGCCCGCAGCTCATGCTGCGCTGTTCGCGTAACGGTGGGCATACTTACGGGCAGACACGCATAGCTGATTGCGGACAAGCTGGTAAGTATAGCCAGCGCGCCTCGTTCCGCCGCTTAGGGCGGGCACGTGACATGGTATTCGAGGTTTCTTGCAGCGATCCTGTACCGTGGCGATTTATCGATGCTTATGTGAACCCGAAGACGCAGCCATCGCCGCGGAAGCGCTTGACGCATCAGATGGCGGAGGTTGCATGAGCCAGCAGCTTCCATTTCGCGCGCCGTCGGAAGTACCGATCACCGATAAGAATGGAAGATTGACGCGCGATTGGGATATACATTTACAGCTTACGGCGCAACAGCTGAAGACTCCAGCTAATCAGCAAGCACCAGTGAGCGCTAATTCTCCCGGTCAACACGGACAGACGGCGGTGGGCGGCGGGTTTTATTACGTTTACGATGGGACGGTGAACAAGTGGATCAAGTTCGTGCCAGTAGCGTTCTAGAAGCTGAACGAATGGTTGATCCTTTCGACTCGCCCGCTACACTTACGAGCGGTGAAGACGTGCTGCGCGAAAAGATTCTTCAGTTAGAAGACAAGATGCGCGAGCAGCCTGGACAGATTCTAATAGAGCCTGTTCATTATTTCGCGGAAGGTTTGTACGCCCGTGAAATCACTATCCCTAAAGGAACTTTGCTTACCGGAAAAATTCATCTCTTCGAGCATATCAATATCATCTCCAAGGGAGATATTTCCGTTCTTACGGAGAATGGCGTTAAGCGAATCAAGGCTCCAGCGACTCTTATTTCTCGGCCTGGAATCAAGCGAGTTGGTTACGCTCACGAAGAAACAGTGTGGACGACTATCCACGCTTGCAACGAGAAAGACGCGGAGAAAGCGGAAAAATTGCTCGTAGTCGATACGTTCGAGGAGTTTAACGCGGCGATAGGGGGCAAGGAATGTCCTTTATTGCCGTAGCGATTGGCGGTGGAGCGATCATTGGAGCTGTAGGTTCCGGCCTAGCTGCTCATACGCAAGCTGATGCTGCAAATAATGCCGCGCAGCTTCAGTATCAGTCGCAGCAGGATGCGCTAAATTTCCAGAAACAAGTATGGCAACAGCAGCAAGGCAACATGGCTCCGTGGATCAAAGCGGGGCAAGGTGCTATCGGCACGCTTTCCGGCCTTCAGGACCAAGCGCTTACAGGTCAAGGCCCGCTAGCGCCATGGACGGGACAATTTCAAGCTCCGACGATGGAGCAAGCACAAAATGAGCCAGGTTATAAGTTTGCACTTGAGCAAGGTACACATGCTCTTACGAACTCTGCCGCTGCGAGCGGGAATCTTCTTACTGGGAATACCGGCGAAGCGCTTACGCAATTCGGGCAACAGGCCGGTGAGCAGAACTATCAGAATGTCTATAACCGCGCGATGCAGCAGTATCAGCAAGGATACAATCAGTTCGAGCAAGGACAATCAAATCTCTTTAATCGTTACGCTTCGCTTGCGGGACTCGGCCAGACTTCCGCGTCACAGCTTGGCAATCAAGGACAAGCAGCGGCAGGGAACATTGCGAATATCTCGCTGACTGGCGGCGCGCAGATCGGGCAGCAAATGAATAACGCGGCGGCAGCGCAAGCGAGTGGCTACGTTGGTGGCGCGAATGCGATTGGCGGAGCGTTCGGGAATCTTGCTCAATATGCAATGCTAAAGAATCTCTATCCTCCAGGGCAGGCGCCTGGAGGAAATACTGGATACGGGCCGGGAGAATAAGCGATGGCATCGATTCCACTTCCCGCGCTTGCCGTTCATACGCAACAAGAATCGCCACTGGAGCTATATGCGAAACTCCAGCAGATTCGCAATTCGCAATCGCAGAATCAGACGCAGCAGTTGCAGCAGACGGCGTTAGGCCAAGAGAATCAACAGCGAGAGTTGGCGCTTAAAGATCAAATGACATTGCGATCTCTTGCTCCGAATCACGTCACGAAAGACGATAAAGGAAACGTAACGGGATTCGATACGGAAGGATATTTCAACGAAGCACTTGGGAAGCAAGTCAATCCCTCGACTGTGAATCAAATGCGTATGCAATACGCGACGACAACGAAAGACCTTGCTTCGGCGGCGGAGACGGTTCGCAATAACGAAGCGGCGAAAAATAAAGCTTCTTATGAATTACTCGAAGGCATGCGTAGCGAGCCGGACGTTACGAAGCGGCCTGCTATTTTCCAAGCAGGATTACCGAACCTTCAAAAGCTTGGAGTTGATACTTCCAAGCTTCAATTGAAAAGTTTCGATGATAATACTTTGCAATCTACGGAATCGG